GGTGATGACGAAGAAATGGAGAACTACTATCCACATAGATGGGTAACAGAAAGTCCAAATCAGATCGACGGAGCTGGAAACTTTGGTAGACTAGCTCAAAGAGCTACAATTGTAAAAAGATTACAAGCAGTAGCTAATAGCAACGAAACTATAAGAGATAGTGAAGTATACCAATTTAACTTATTGTCTTGCCCAGGTTACCCTGAGCTTACAAATGAGCTAATATCACTTAACTATGACAGAGATTTAACTGCGTTTATTGTTGCAGATACTCCGTTTAGATTAGATAATTCAACACCTAGCTTGCAACAATATGCTACAAATGCTCTACTTGCAGCAGAAGACAATGAGCAAGGACTAATTAGTTCAGATCCGTACCTAGCATACTATTACCCTAGTGGTTTTACAAGTGATAATTTTGGTAATAATGTTGTAGTTCCGGCATCGCATATGATGTTAAGAACAATTACATTAAGTGATCAAGTTTCATATCCTTGGTTTGCACCAGCAGGTACTAGACGTGGAACCATTACAAATGCAAGTTCTACAGGATATGTTACTAGCGAAGGTGAATTTCAAGTTGCGACACTTAGCACAGGACAAAGAGATACGCTGTACGAAAATAGAATTAATCCAATCACATTTATAAGTGGATCGGGATTAGTAGCATTCGGTCAGAAAACTAGATATGCTGCTTCGTCAGCTTTAGACAGAATCAATGTTGCTAGACTTGTAATTTATATGAGACAGCAACTTAAGAAACTAGCTAAGCCATACCTATTTGAACCTAACGATAAAATAACAAGAGATGAAATTAAAGCATCTGTTGAAACTTTAATGTTAGAACTTACAGGTAACAGAGCTTTATATGACTTCTTAGTTGTATGTGATGAAACTAACAATACACCGGCTAGGATTGATAGAAACGAATTGTATATAGATATTGCGATCGAACCAGTAAAAGCAATTGAATTTATATATATTCCGTTACGTATTAAGAATACCGGCGAAATTGCAAATTTATAAAGCTAAATATATACAGTTAGGAGCAAAGAAAATATGCCAGTATCATCATTGACTAAAATGACAGTGCCGATAGCAAACGATCAAAGTGCAGCTAATCAGGCAATGATCATGCCTAAACTACAGTATAGATTTAGGGTAACATTTATTAATTTTGGAGTTAGTACACCTACTACAGAATTAACAAAACAAGTTGTAGACATTACAAGACCAAACGTAAGTTTTGAAGAAATTGTATTAGATAGCTATAATAGTAAAGTATACTTAGCAGGTAAGCACTCGTGGCAAACTCTTACTGTTAACTTAAGAGAAGATGTAAACAATAATGTACAGCTTCTTGTAGGCGAACAATTACAAAAGCAATTTGATTTTTATGAGCAATCAACTGGTGCTGCTGGTATTGATTATAAATTTACTACTAAGATTGAAATTTTAGACGGTGGTAACGGTATTCATGAACCTATACCACTTGAAACATTTGATGTGGTAGGTTGTTACATTACAAATGCTCAGTACAACTCCTTAAACTATGCTACTTCAGAAGTTGTAACTACAACACTGGAAATACGTTACGATAATGCTATACAAACGCCAATTGGATCAGGTGTCGGTGTACCAGTAGAACGTACAACAGGAACACTTGCAACAGGTGTCGGTGCGTAGTAAAACTTTTACATTGTAAATTTAAATGGGGGATAATATCCCCCATTTTTTATGGATAAATATTGTATGACTTACAATAATGCATTTTTAAATAACTTAACAAATAGCTACGAAGCGTATTTTGGTCCAAAAGGTAATTTAGCAACTTGGGAACATGCTTCTAAATTATTTTTACATGATAATTACAGATTAGCTCCTAAAGTTCCTTTTTTATTCCATGTGAATTTTGTGCTAAATTCAGACGCTAAAGCGTTATTACCTTCATTGTTATACCAAGGACAAAGTGCACTTGAAATAGGTTTATTAGTAAAAACTATTCAATTACCTAAATACACTCCTAGGGTAGAAATTATTAATAGATACAATCAAAAGAAAAATGTAGAAACTCAAATTGCATATGATCCTGTTACTATTGAATTTCATGATGATAATGATGGCTTGAACTATGCATTATTAAGTGCATATTACAAATACTATTTTGTAGATGGCAATTATCAAATAAGGAAAGAAGCATATACACCTAATTTAACTTATAGTGGTCCTTTGTACAGATACGGTCTTGATAATGAAACTCCACATAAACATTTTTTTAAAGAAATACACGTAAGTCAATTAACTCGTGGTGTTTACCATCGTTATACACTTGTAAATCCTTTATTAAGTAAGTTTGATCATGATAATTTAGATTATGCTACAGGTAACAGAGGAACACAAAATACAATAACAATAAATTACGAAGCTGTATTTTATGAAACAGGTGAAATCGATGCCGAAACTGATAATCCAGACGGCTTTACACAAATACATTATGACGAAACACCGAGCGCACTCGGTGGATTGCCTAAACGAAATCAAGCGCTACCATTAGCAAATGCATTAACACCTCCGCCAGGAAACCCTCCAACATTCAAACCTTTATTACAGGAAAAAGAATTCCAAACACAAGAATATAGGTCAGTGCAAGGTTACAGTTTTGAGAATTTTAGAAGAAATAGATTTAAAACTTTTTCTAGAATCAGAAATCAAAACCTTGTTAAAAATGACTTAAAAATTTACGATTTTTTAAAAATTGACGGTGAGAGATTTGACGTTGTAGAATTTGCAAAAACAATTCAAAAAGGCACAGTTACTGTTCAAGAATTAAGAAACGATCCGTCAGTTTTAGACAGCGCTAGACGTAATTTGTGGAGAAGACTGTATCAAGCATCTGGTAAACCAGGAGGTATAGAAGCAGCTGATAGAGAGTATAATTTAAGAGTTAGTGACCCTAAATTCTTAGAAGAATTAGATAAATTGTTAGGACTATAATGACTGCAAAAAGTAATTTACCGGCCGAGCCGAGAACAAATGATAAAAGAGTTACTGAATTCTTTGATACTTATTTTTCAAAAAAGATTGAGATTGCAACAGATCAATATGTAGTAGTGCAAGGTTTTTTTGAAAAAAGAGGTTTTGAAGAAAGTGCTGCTAAAGTAGTAGCTAGTGTTTTAATACAACAAGCAAAAATAGACGGAGTTAAAGTATTTGAATTTTTAGATACATTAGCTAAATTTACTGACAATCAACTTAGCGATTTAGTAATTGAAATATTAAATCATAATAGAACAAGCAGTAGCACTTTAGGTTCTAGAAATACTAGTAATTTCCCTACAATTGAAAATAGAAACATTTTAATCTAATGCCAAACAAATGGGCAAAGGGAAAGTTTACGCCTAAAAATCCACAAAAATATATGGGAAACAAAGCGCCAACATATCGGAGTAGTTGGGAGTTTGTGTTTATGAAATTTTGTGACGAAAATCCTCATATAACTGAGTGGATCAGCGAGCCTATGCGCATACCATACATTAATCCAATTAAGCAATGTAAAACTACATATGTACCGGATTTTTTAGTTGCATTTAAAGATAAAGCTGGTGTAAGAAAAGTACAGCTAATAGAAATCAAACCAAAAAAGCAAATTCTAGGCGAAGCACGTAGTCAACGTGACAAAATTCAAGCAGTAATCAATCAAGCAAAATGGCAAGCTGCTGATGCTTTCTGCAGACAAAAAGGTATTGAATTTAAAGTTATTACAGAAGACGATATATTCCATCAAGGATCTAAGCGCAAATAAATACTAGTATATTATAGGATATACTATGACAAAAAAATTAGAAGAGCTTTTTGATCTGCCTGAGAATCAAGAATTTATAGAAGAAGAGCAGGACCAATTAGCAAAAGAAAGCCAAGATGCACAACACAAGCGTCGCTTAACTAGGGCAGAAGAAGCTGACGAAATATCTTCAACAGTTGATAAGATTACATCATCATTACCTCGAGTATCTGGGCTTGGAGCCAAATCGGATCAAGAACTAGATGACATAGCAGACAAAGCCGTGCAAAGCTATAATGATCTAATGGATTTAGGTATGAACGCTGAGTTACGTTACAGTGGTAGAATTTTTGAAGTTGCTGGTTCTATGTTAAAAACTGGCTTAGATGCAAAAGTTGCAAAGATGGACAAAAAGTTAAAAATGATCGATTTACAATTGCGTAAGCAAAAAATAGATCAAAATACAAGTGAACAATCAGAAACAATTAACGGTGATGACTTGGTTATAGACCGAAACGCTTTGCTTGATAAACTTAAAGACATAGATAAATAATATATTAGGAGTGTTAAAATGAAAACTTTTTCTGATTTTTTAACAGAGTCTCAAAAAACTTACAGTTTTATTATTAGGGTAGCTGGTGACTTACCAGACAGATTCGCAGATGATTTAGAAACTAGCTTAGATAAATTTAAATTGGTAAATTTATCGTCGGGTAAAAAATCACCAATACAGGCTAAGCCCCTTGATTTCCCGCAAATAGAAAACTGTGAAGTTACTACATACGAAGCAGAAGTTCAATATCCTACAACCCCGCAGGTATTGCATAACTATCTTTCTAATTGCTGCGGTGTTAATGCAAGTTACATAACTGTTAGAAATGAAGGTGATCCTTTAGAAGCTCTGCAAGCTAATAAAGACGACGACGCTCCTTACGAAACATTGTTAGATAAAGAAGACATGGGCGGTGAAAGTGCTCAAGATTCAGTTGGTCCTAACAGAGTAATGGAATTACTTAAAGAACTAGAAAAAGATAGATCAGAACGAGAAGTTGATCCAGTTGCAGAAGCACCGAAAGGCGAATCAAAAGACATATCATCTAAAGAGAACGCAAAAGCAGTAATAGGAAATTAATATGAATCATGATCTAAGAAAATATGCAGATATAATAGCCGAAGCTGATGATGAAATGGGAAATAACAGCAGTTATTCAAGTAGTACATCAGTAGTAGTTAACGATAACATGCCAAAAGAGTTAAATGATACCTTAGAATATTTGTTTTATAATGATGCTGATTATCAAGAAAAAAGTTTCGAAGAAATAAAAAAAACAGTAACCGATCAATTGCAATTTTACAAAATGATAGGAAATTCTGGTATAACTAAATTAAGTGACCAAGAAGAAAAAGCAAAAGCAGCAGCAGAAGCTTTAAACATAATGTTTCAAGAAGACGATTTCGGTGAGTTAAATTGGAATGAAGTAGCAAACGAATTAGATCCAGATGCAGCATCTACAGCTGATACTACAGACGAGATTCCAGCAGCTCCAACCGGCGGTACAACTGACGACGATGAGCCTAATGATTTTGGTGCTGAACCACAAGTAGATCAACCCCCAGCTGATCAATCAGGACCTAATCCAGAAGATGATTTATACGCAGACGACGAAGGCGATTTTGCGCCAGGTAGCACACAACCAGCAGACGACTTTGATGACGAAGGCGAAGGGAACGATTTAATAAATCCTTATGGAAACATTACAGTTGACGATAGCGGTGCCTTAAACAAACCAAATCCAGGGCAGCCCGAGTTTGATCAAGAAGGTAATGTAATATCAAAACCAAATGTGCCTAACAGACCAGATGTATTTGATCAACCAGTACCGGGTAGTTCAGGTAGTTCAGGTGCAACGCCTAATAGACCAGATGTATTTGATCAACCAGTACCGGGTAGTTCAGGTAGTTCAGGTGCAACGCCTAACAGACCAGATGTATTTGATCAACCAGTACCGGGTAGTTCAGGTAGTTCAGGTGCAACGCCTAACAGACCAGATGTATTTGATCAACCAGTACCGGGTAGTTCAGGTAGTTCAGGTGCAACGCCTAACAGACCAGATGTATTTGATCAACCAGTACCGGGTAGTTCCGGCGATAGCGTGCCTGATCAAACTCCAGTCGGAGGCGCTGGTAATATAAGTGATAGACCTAGTGCAAGTGATAGTCAATCAGCACAGCCAACAACACAAACACCAGAGCAGCCTAATTACTATCCTGGTGTAACAGAACCAAATTATAGACAAAGTCTTGCTATTGCGCAAGAGCAGCTTCGACGGGCTCAAAAAAAATTATCTCAAGGAAATCTAAGTAACTTAGACAGACTGCAGGCACAAAATCAAGTGCAGATACAAAAACAAAAAATTAATATATATAAAACCGACTTGATTCCAACTCCCCGCACAGAGAAAGGTAAGCTGCTTCATCATCGTAACATGTTAAATAGATCAGCAGTAGCATCAGGGCAAGCTGGAGATCAAAAAACTAGAACAAGCTACAAAAAACAAGCAGCAGAAGTTAGTCAACAATTACAAAAAGTAAAAGAATCAAAACTTATAGACTTACAAAGTTACATAAATAAGTTATAGGAGATAACATATGGATATGGCAAAGCTATTAAGCCTTTTCAAAGACGAAAATGATACAGCTGAAACTTCTAGTTGTGATATGTGCGGAGGCGATCATAGTCTCGATGAAGAATGCGCAGTAGAAGAAGGTTTTGAAGATGCTACTACTGAACCTGATCCAGAGTTTCGTGATACAAAGTACATGACAAAGAATTTAGCCGGCGGTCTTAATAATGAAAAAGGATCTTATCCAGCAACAGCAGGCGGCGACAATGCAATGAATACAGAAGATGACGAATTATTAGAAAATAAAATTAGAGCAGAACTTAAAGCACTATATAAGTTGTAATGCTTCACAACACAAGTAAAGATCTATTATCTTTAGAATCAGGACAATGTAATTTTTTAACAAATGCTATTGCTATAAAAGATATACAAGGAAAAATCAAACCTTGTTGTGGTTTTGGTACTACAGATCTTAGTTTTAAAATACCTACTGTTTTTGATGTAGATTCTTTAGATGAAATTTTTGTATCAGAAGTCTGGCAAAATATAAGAAAAAATTTAAAAACAACAAACAAAAGCTATCATGCTTGTAGTAAATGCTGGAATAAAGAAAGCATGAATATCGATAGCTTGCGTATGTATGCATTTGAACATTCTGCCCAATTGAAAACAATTAAAAAAAATAAATTACAGTACTTAGAAATAGCACTAGATAATACTTGTAATATGATGTGTAGAATGTGCAGACCGGCATGTAGTAGTAAATGGTTAAGTGCAAAAGATGTTACAAATAAACTTCAAAATTTAGAACACGATCACTTTTTAAATAATAATTTACAAGCAAAGCGTTATAGTGATAAATTAAACTTAGTTTTAGATAATACTAATTTTTCAGACATAGAAACTATACATATAGTCGGTGGTGAACCATTCTATAGTAAAAATTTTTATAAACTTTTAGATAAAATAGGTAGTCAAGCTAATTTAGAAAAAGTTAAATTATCTATATCAACAAACGGTAGTATTTTGCCGAAAGAATATTTTTCTTTATTTAAAAAATTAAGACAATTAGAAATCTTTTTTAGTATCGATGCAGTAGGTGATTTAGCTAATTGTATTCGTTGGGGAGTTGATTTTTCTTTAATTGATAAAAATATAAATGATTGGTTAACACTAAAAGATAATACAAAATTTATTTCTTACACTACTTTAAATATTCAAAATTGTAATAAGGTAAATGATATTATTAACTGGAACGTAAATAAAAATTTATCTTATACATTTAATCCTTTAAATCGTCCGAAATATTTAAAATTAAATCAACTACCTTTGCATGAGAGAAAAAAATTTAAAATTGATAAAAAAATATTACAGAAAAATACCAAACTAAAAAACATTTTATATGATAACAATCTTGATACTAATAATCTTAAGAAATTTTTAGAAAGTTGTGAAATACTAGACAAACATCAAGGTATACAGTTCGAAAAAGTAAATCCTGAGATTTATAATCTAGCAAAAAAATACGCAGTTTACTAATTTTTTGCTAAATATTTTATGAATAAATCTTTAGATGGAACTTTAACAAAAAAACCACACCAAAAACAAACATATACTCAAGAACAAATGGTCCAGTTCGCTAGATGCACGGACCCCGAAACAGGTTATTTGTATTTTGCAGAAAACTTTGCACATATTCAGCATCCCGTAAAAGGCAAATTGCTATTTGATCCATATGAATATCAGCTAAGGTTAATGGATAGCTATCATAATCATCGATTTAATATTAATATGATGCCTAGACAAACAGGCAAAACTACTTGTGCTGCTATATACCTTACTTGGTTTGCAATGTTTAATAAAGATCAAACTATACTTATTGCAGCACACAAATATACAGGTGCACAAGAAATCATGCAACGTATACGCTATGTGTACGAATTGTGCCCAGATCATATCAGAGCCGGCGTAACAAGTTACAACAAAGGATCTATTGAATTTGAAAATGGTAGTAGAATTGTAAGTCAAACAACTACAGGTACTACTGGACGTGGTATGGCAATTTCACTACTATATTGCGACGAGTTTGCATTTGTACAACCAAACATTGCAGATGAATTTTGGACATCAATTTCGCCTACGCTTGCAACAGGCGGTCGTGCAATTATTACATCAACGCCAAACTCAGACGAAGATACCTTTGCTCAAATATGGAAACAAGCAGAACAAAAGTTTGACGAGTACGGCAATGAGCAAGATACTGGTATAAATGGTTTTCACAGTTTCGTAGCATCATGGGAAGAACATCCTGACAGAGACGATGCATGGGCAACGGCTGAAATGGGTCGCATAGGCGAAGAGCGTTTTCGTAGAGAGTATGGATGTGAGTTTTTAATCTTTGACGAAACACTATTAGATAGTATTTGGTTAGCAAACGCTCAAACAATAGACCCCTTGATGAACATGGGTCAAGTGCGTTGGTATAAAAAATTAGACAAATCTTCTAGCTATGCTGTATCACTAGATCCTAGTATGGGAACTGGGGGAGACTATGCAGCTATACAAGTTTTTGAATTACCAGCTTATGAACAAGTTGCAGAATGGCGACACAATACAACCGCCATTCCTAAACAAATACAAATACTAAAAGAAATAAACGATTACATAGCAAATGAAGTAGGTGTATCTAGCTTGTACTGGAGTGTTGAAAACAACGGCTTAGGTGAAGCAGCACTAATTGTAATAAACGATTATGGTGAAGAAAACATACAAGGGTATTTTGTTTCTGAGCCTATCCGTAAAGGGCATGTAAGAAAATTCCGCAAAGGGTTTAACACTACACACGGTTCTAAAATTACAGCGTGTACTAGATTAAAAACAATGTTAGAAAACAGCAAAATGAAAATTCACAGTGCACCGTTACTTAGTGAACTTAAAGGATATGTAGCTGCTGGTAATAGTTTTAAAGCTAAGCCGGGCGAGTCGGATGATCTTATTAGTGCAGTCTTATTAATATTAAGAATGGTAGCTGTGTTAAAAGATTGGGATCCCAGAGTGTATAATACTTTTACCACTACTTCAATTGAAGAAGAATACGAAGCACCGATGCCAATATTTGTAAGTCGCGGATATGGCTAAATATTACATACTGGGATTGAAATATGTTTGATATTTACGAAAAAAAACTTAATGCTATCACTAAAAAGTATGACAGTATTTTAGCGGAGCAATTCAATACTCCTACAGAAGTGTACAAAGCTGCTATGAAGGATGCAAGATCCGGCAAGCTATGGACTACTAAAACGATGGGTCCTCTTTTCTTAGCTATAACTAAGATAGGATTTGAAAATATTTCTGAAGAAGATTATGAAATAATAAAAAAACATATAGAATTAAGTAAACCGAGCATAGAAAAAGAAATTCGCGAATTGTACTACAAACCGCCTAGAAACGTAAACACGCCGATAGCAAATAAACTATGGGCCGAATGGACACATGGTTCTAAAATACTTAAAGATTACTTAAGAACTGGCCAAACTGATACCTCAAGCATAGTATATACAACAGATAGCTCGAGTATACCCACATTCATAGACAAAAATAAAAAGTTTGGAAGATTTACTATTGCACAAATCGAAAGTGCGTTATCAATTGCCAAAAATAAAGAAATTTCGTTTAGTCAAGCAATTGAAGAAGTAGCTGGTACAAGTTTAAATTTGCAGCAAATAGAAGAAACTATAAGCAGTATTCAGTCTAAATATGATACCGTAGATCAACAACTTATGGCTATTGACCAAGCTCTTTTTGATAAAACCGATGAACTAAAAGAAAAGTATGGAAATACAAGACTAACTTGGCAATCTGCTTTTAGAGGATACACAGATAGCGATAAAGAAGAATATAATATTTTATCTAATTATGTGGCTAGTGTTTATAAACCAGCAGTAGGCAGTGTTTTACCATCTATTGAGTATTATGGTAAACTGCTTAGAGCTATACAAGCGTACGAAAAGAAATATCAAACCGATATGTGGACTCGCTTTAATGCTAATGTAATGAATAATATTAGAAAAAGACTAGCAGATCTGTATAATGATTATAAAAGACTACTTAAGGCAGAAGCTGATACACAGTCTATGGAAAATTTCTATAAGCAAATTCCTGATCTGCTGTGGAGAGAAGTTGAAAGAGTCCAAAACTTCGAAACTGGATATCGCAATGACCCTACAGGTATTTTTCCTAGATGGCAAGGAAACATTCAAGTATCTCAACCTGGCCTTAATAACTTAAATGATAAAGTAGAGAATTACATAAGAAAAAACATAGGTGATAAATTAGATTTTTATATTAACTTTAGCGAAATTTTTAGAGATAAAGAAACATTTACAAATTATGTATTAGACCCTAAAAACAGGGAACAAGCAATATACAAATTACAAGATCTTTATGTAGACATTTTATCACTAGAGGAATTAATTCAGTTACAAGAAAATAACTTGCCTATTAAAATTAAATTACCAAGTGTGCCTGAAATGTCACTAACAACAAAAGATGAGGACGGACAAACTGTCAATTGGGGTAACTATAAACTGCGATCTGTTATCAACACTAACAATATTAAATCAGCAATAAATTGGTTTGCTGTACAATTACCAAATCGTATAAGTGCTTATGACCAACGTGCAGAAACAAGTATAAGTCGTGCAGTTACAAATATAGATTTCGAAGCGCTAGATCAAAAAGCAAAGTCTCAAGCTGAACAGATGTTACAATCTATAGAACGTGGTCGATCAGCTGGTGAGGAAGAACTTGCTAACAGAGAACAAATAAGACAGAGCGCAGAAGACTCAGTACTACAAGATAAATTACGAGCAGCTCATCAAGCTGCAAGTGCTCTTGCAATTCAAACTCAGTTTAATTTACGAGATGAAGCTATAAGTGCTCAAGAAGAACGTAGAAAAAATGTAGAGCAAACTTTAGAGACATTGAATCTTATTATTTCTGCAATAGATGTTGCTATAAATAATGTAGATAATAGGTCAATAAAAGACATATACGAAGTTACAAATTACATAGGAATAGTTTTTCAAAGTATAGACGGCACATACTTCGAAGATGATCGAATTACTTCTACGTTAAACCAAATAGATACAAAATTCCAAGATCTGTTGAAAGCAAAACTAGCAGACATTAGCACTCAGTTAGATCAATCAAACGATTTAGCTCAAGTTGAACTGGAAAAAACATCTAACAGAGATATAAATGAAGATGTTGTAACACAGCTACTACAAACTTTACAAGAATCTGATTTAGTTACATTAAAATCTGCATATCCGAAAGGGTTTGTTGAGTTTGATTTAGATACTACTGCTGTAGAACCAAAAGTAACACAATTAGAATCTTCTATTGCAGAATTAAATAGAAGATTAGAAAGATCTAACGATCCATTTTTTGTTTTGTGGTATGAAATACGAGATGATATAGCAGATCTTTATAAAAATAAAGACAATGCCGACCTTAACAATTTGCTTGATGTAGTAGAAAAGCTTGATGAATTAGAAAGTTTAATTGACGATGATAACATGCAATTAAATTATGATAATCAATTAAATTCATTTGAAACTATAGTAGATATAGTTGTACAACTTAAATTAAAAGAAGTTGCTTCTCTTGTAAGAGAGTTTTTTCCTTTATTTACTTTTGTTGACGGAAAATATGTGCCAAAAGAAGGAATTGATTATTCTGATTTTTCATCCTATGTAGATTTATGGGAGTTATTCAAAACTATAGAAGAGATGTATGATGCATTAGACTTAGAACCATCAGAACTTTACATAGCAATAGCAAAAGAATTATCTTTAATAGGATCGGCTATCCCGTTAGAAAATATTCCCTTCGGCGGCAGAAGTGAAGAAGAATTTATCGACTGGATAACAAAATATGGTCCTCAAAGCTCAGGCAGAGGTGACGGTGCAATCGAAGTTAGTGGTAGAGAAGAATTTAGAAACACTAGTTTTGACGAAATAGGATTACCTATGTATACAGACAAGGGCGATTATCTATCTACAGAAAGTCAACGTAGAAGATATATAAGGAACAAAGCAATTAACTCAGAACCAACAGAAGTTAGACAAATGCTTAAGAATCGCAGAAAAGCACACTACAACGATTATCCGCAGTACATAGATCAACCCGGCAAAGATCCTTTCATTAAACTTTTAGTACAAGCTATGAGATACAATGACGAAGAATATAAAAGATTTGAAATAATTAATGCAGAGTTAGGCACAGTCTACGGTCGCAATAAAGAACTAATTGATTATTTAGATAATAGAATTAGTCAAGCAGGTGAATATAATTTTGAAGGAATATTCCCAGATTCAGGCAACTATGATGACGAATATGGTCTGCAAGTTAATGATTAATTTATTTAGGAAAAACAATGGCTGTAAACAATTTAGATAAAATAGCAGATCAACTTTTCAACAAAATTAGAGGTAGATTTCCTAACTGCACTTTAGGTAACAAAGAAGGTAATGTTACAAATGTACCTAGCGATGCAAGATTATTTGAATTTGATTTTTCTGCAGATGGAGATGTTATTGGTAAAGTTAGTTGTTCTTTGGATAATGAAAAGTTATCGGTA